TGATTATGAATCTGACTTGAGAACCACTGGAAAGTTTAAAGATTATGAAAATAAAAAAATGACTGAAAACTATATTGACTGGTTAACTGACGTAAAAGCAACTGCAAAGGATTTTATTTCTTCTATAAATAGAGATGGATATATAACTGAGCGAGGTAAAATAGAAAATTGGTCAAAGCAAGATAAGCAAAAAATAACTGAAAAGATTAACAAGCGTATAGAATTTATAGAGTCGGAAATAAAAGAAAACTGGTTAGATAGAAATAAAGATTAGGATACTGATATTTATTACTGGAATTTAATATAAAGATAATATTTTGGGATTAAACATGGATATAAAAAAAATAATAACAGAAGAACTGGCTCACATAGTACTTGAAAGTATTACAAAAAACTTTACTCGTGCAATTGAAACATATAAAAAAATTCAATTAAACCAGCAAGACTTAAGAAAGGCTTTTGTTAATGAAAAAGACCCTAAGAAAAAGGAAAAGTTAAAGCAAGGCTTAATAAAAATGCATTCACAAGTTGTAAAGGCTGAAAAAGAATTTAATAAAGCTCTACAAACAGAACCAGTTGAAGATGATTTAACAGAAAAAAAGAACAAAGGTCTTTGGGCAAATATACATGCAAAAAGAAAGCGTGGTGAAAAACCAGCTCATAAAAATTCTAAAGCACATAAATCGGCTGTTAAAGCAGCAAAGGCTATAAATAAGAATGAATCAGTAAATGAAGCTAGTGATCAACAAAGATTAACTCATTTAAGAAAATTCGGTATTGCACCTAATAATCAACCACAGAATGCTGCTTATATAAAACAAGTTTCAAAACCTGGTAAGTTCTTTGTAGATTGGAAAGATGCTTTTAAATTAGGTGATGTTGCATTAGAGTTTGTAAACAACGGAAAGTTTGATATTATTGATCTTAAAACAATGAAACGTACAGGTAAACAATTAGATGTTAAGAAAGGTCAATTAGGAAACTTAAGAACTACTTATGGGGTTAGAGTTAATGAATCAGTAAATGAAGATGTTTTTAAAACCTTTCAAGCTGACGACTCAGCGTTTAAACTACACACAGCAACTAATACTGAAAATAGAAAATCAGTAAAGGCCAGAAAAACAGATAAAACTTTTGACGATGGGGTTCCAGTATTAAAATACATTGCTAGGGCGTCTAAAAAAGATTCCCCGTTGCCAAAGGGTAAGTTTAAGATTATAGAAGATAATAAACATGGATGGTGGTACTATTTAAACAAGGGTACTTGGTATGGAATACAACAAAAAGATTATGGTACCCCACCATTTGAATATTAAAAAGAATAAAGGAGAAAAGTTATGAGTATATTAACAAAATTACTTTCAGGAGGAGCAGCTGACCTAGTAAAAAGTGTTGGTGGAGTATTGGATAACCTACATACATCTAAAGAAGAAAAGCTAGCAGCAGAACAACAAATACAACAGTTAGTCTCAGACTATGAAACTAAAATGGAAGCTAACATAACGGATAGATGGAAAGCCGATATGAATTCAGATTCTTGGTTGTCTAAGAACGTACGGCCACTGGTACTAATATTTTTGGTTGTATGTACGGTATTGATGATATTTATAGACGCAGGAGCAGTATCATTTGAGGTAAAATCTAATTGGGTTGACTTATTACAATTAGTTTTAATCACAGTAATAGGTGCATATTTTGGAGGAAGAAGTTTCGAAAAGAGACTTAAAAAGTAGCATTAAAATCGTTCTAAAAATATATTTATATATATGAAGAAGACAAAGTCTCTAAAACATATAATTAAGGAAGAATACCTCAAGTGTGTTAATAATCCAGTATACTTTATGAAAAAGTATTGCCAGATACAACATCCAACCAGAGGAAGAATACCCTTTGACCTATATGATTTCCAAGAAAGAACCTTGGAACAATTTCAACACAATGACTATAACATTATACTAAAATCTAGGCAACTAGGTATATCAACGATCTCTGCAGGTTATTCTCTTTGGTTAATGCTATTCCACCAAGATAAAAACGTACTTGTTATTGCAACAAAGCAAGACGTTGCAAAAAATCTTGTTACAAAAGTTAGGGAAATGCATGAATACTTACCAAGCTGGTTAAAAGGAACAACTGTTGAAGATAATAAATTATCATTAAGATTTAAAAATGGTTCACAGGTAAAAGCTGTATCCAGTTCTGGCGACGCTGGTAGATCTGAAGCACTATCATTACTAATAATAGATGAAGCTGCTTTTATTGATAAAATAGAAACAATTTGGGCATCTGCACAACAAACATTAGCAACTGGTGGTAAGTGTATAGCTTTATCTACCCCAAATGGTGTTGGTAATTGGTTTCATAAAACATGGGTAAAAGCAGAAGACGGAACCAATAATTTTCAAACTATTAAGCTCCATTGGTCAGTACACCCTGAACGAGACGTAACTTGGAGAAAAGAACAAGATGAATTACTTGGTCCTAAAATGGCGGCCCAAGAATGTGATTGCGACTTTGTTTCGTCTGGTCACAATGTAGTAGATCCATCCATAATAGAATGGTATACGAATACCCACCAAAAAGAACCTGTTGAAAAAAGAGGTTTTGATGGTAATTATTGGATTTGGGAAAGCTGTAACTACAATAAAGATTATATGGTAGTAGCCGATGTTGCTAGAGGTGACGGTAGTGATTTCTCAACGTTCCATGTGATTGATATCGAAACTGTAACACAAGTTGCAGAATATAGAGGCCAATTAACACCTAAAGATTTTGGAAACATGTTGGTTGGTGTAGCAACAGAATATAATGATGCTCTATTAATAATTGAAAATGCTAGTGTAGGCTTTGGGTCAATACAGAGCGCTATAGATAGAGAATATAAAAATTTATATTATACATATAAGCAAGACGGGGTAATTGATGCAACAACTCAACTTACCCGTGGCTATGACCTAAAGGATAAATCACAAATGACACCAGGATTTACCACATCTTCAAAAACTAGACCACTTTTAATCTCTAAACTTGATATTTATTTAAGAGAAAAAGAATGTATTGTTAGATCTAAGAGACTTTTAGAAGAATTAAGGGTATTTATTTGGAATGGCAGTAAGGCTCAAGCTCAACGAGGATATAATGATGATTTAGTAATGGCATTTGGTATTGGTATGTGGGTAAGGGATACAGCATTAAAACTACGACAACAAGGAATAGAATTAGATAAACTTGCAATTAGTAGAATAGGTAAATCTGATACAACTGGTATATACACAAATAATTACAGTGGTCAAAATCCATGGAAAATGAACACAGGTAAAAATAGTGACGAAGATTTAACATGGTTAATAAAATAAAAAGGTTATAAAGAGAAAAAATAATATGGCAGATAAAACATTTTTTGGAAGATTAAAAAAGGCGTTTTCTACATCAACTATCGTACGTAAAATAGGTGATAAAGGATTAAAGGTAGTAGACCCTCAAAGATTACAGTCAGTTGGAAATTTAGCATCAAATTCTTTGGTTGATAGATATAATAGAATTCATATGTCTCAAACTGGTGGTGTATATAATCCTTCAAGTGCCTTTGCACAATTAAGATTAGACTTATTTACTGACTATGAATCTATGGATTCAGACTCTATTATATCTTCAGCACTGGATATATATTCGGATGAATCTACAATGAAAAACGAATTTGGAGACGTAATACAGATAAACAGTAGTAATCAAGAAATTCAAGAAGTATTAAGAAATCTATATTACGATGTTCTTAATGTGGAGTTTAATCTATGGCCATGGATTAGAAACATGTGTAAATATGGAGATTTCTATCTTAAATTAGATATTTTAGAAGGTGTTGGTATAACAAATGTAGAACCAATATCGGTATACGAGGTAATCAGAGAAGAAGGAATAGATCCTGAAAAACCAGAATACGTTAGATTTATGCATGACCCATCATTTGCTGGTGGACAAAGTAATATACACTCAACTTCAACTGCTAAAACGTACTATGAAAATTATGAAGTAGCACATTTTAGAATGTTAAACGATACAAATTGGTTACCTTACGGAAAATCAATGATGGAAGCAGCAAGAAAAACTTGGAAACAGTTAAGTCTTATGGAAGATGCAATGATGATACATAGGATCATGCGGGCACCAGCAAAACGGGTATTTAATATTGATATAGGTAATATTCCACCAGCTGAAGTTGATACATACATGCAACAGGTAATAAATAGAATGAAGAAAACTCCATATATGGATGGAGAAACTGGTGACTACAACCTTAAATTTAATCTACAAAACATGTTAGAAGATTTTTACTTACCAACAAGAGGTGGAAGTAGTGGAACTAGTATCGAGGATCTAGGAGGGTTAGAATGGACTGGTACAGAAGATATAGAATATCTTAAAAACAGAATGCTTGCAGCACTACGGGTGCCTAAATCTTTCTTAGGGTATGAAGAAGGAGTAGATGGAAAAGCTACTTTAGCAGCCTTAGACGTTCGTTTTGCAAGAACAATTGAAAGAATACAAAAAATAGTTGTTAGTGAATTAACAAAAATAGGATTAGTTCACCTATATTCACAGGGATATACTGATGAACAATTGGTTGATTTTAGTTTAGAATTAACAAATCCTTCAACAATATACGAACAAGAAAAAATTGAATTATGGAGCTCTAAAATAGCATTAGCAGATAGTGCAAGAGATAATCAAATGTTATCTGAAGATTGGGTATATAAAAACATATTTAATCTTAGTGATAGAGATATAGAAAAACAAAAGGCAGCTTGTGTAGAAGATTCTAAGCAGAAATTTAGAAAGGGTAGAATAGAATCAGAAGGTGAAGACCCAGCTGCTGAAGTCGCAACTGAATCAAGAAATAGAAACAGGGAAACTTTAAGGTCAGCCAACGATACC